CAGTCACGACTGCGTTTATGCTGCCGTCACCATTGATTGCTAACGTATCTGTTCCATCTGATATTGCGATATTGTCTTGGTTTGCCGAAAGATCTCTGATGTCGAGATCCGTTGCTTCGACCGTAATCGTCCCGATTTTATCTAAAGTTATTGCCATGATTGCCCTCCATGCATGTTATGACCACTCCTCGATTTCAATTATCTGAGAAGCTTGATCAACTTGTAAATAAACTGTTTTTGAACTTAGTTCCAGGTTAGTTACATTATAGCTGCTACATGCCGGAATTGTAATATAGTTAGTGCTAGACTCTGTGGCTACCCATGCAAGCTGGATATCTGACTGGCCTCTGCACCTAATAGTTAACTGTTTTGTTCCATTACTTAATGCTTGTGAGAACTCAGTGTTTGCTGTTCCAGGGCTCGTTACATTGTAGATAAGAGGTGCAGTAGATGCCTTAATAGGGACAAATCTAAAGGTTTGACTTGCGACACTCATGCAAACTCCTGGACCTGGACAAGAATCGAACCGCTAGCGACAATCCCGTAAATTAAAATGTCATCTTTGATATCGACATTATATGTCTCATTTGGGCCTACAAGCCATCCCGAGGTTGTGCCTACGGTTTGCGTTGCAGTTACACCGGTATCAAAACCGATATAAAGATCAACAGTCGCATCTAGGTTTCTAATTAACATTGAATTTCTGTCGGTTAATGCCGATGCTGGGATAGCGACGGCCGTTGTTCCAACTGATAATGTGGTATTTCGCCCTGCTTGGGATAATCCCGATGGGCTGAAAGATCCTTCAACAGTTCCGTCAATAGTGACAGTTCCATCTACACATGTTCGTATGCAGTATTCTGTGAGGTCTCCCACAGTAGGTGAAATGATGGTAGAGCGCCTGATGGCCTCTAGACCATGAACCGATACACTCATTGCTTATGCTCTCCCGCCCCTTAAATATTATTAGATAGGCATTCAAGACAAATATATTAATAAGCAAAATAAGGGATAGTAAGCTTCGCTCTTACTCGTTTAAAAGCGCAGTCCGAACCGCAACTTTCCCTTTATTGGTCAATTTAATTATTCTGCCTGGTATCCTCTCACATAGACAGAAAGTTTTCCAGCAGTAAGTGGTGCTGTTCCAACTTCCATATCCAAAGAGTCATCAGAGCTAAGAACTAAGTGTCCACCACCTGAGATCAACGCACCGGCACCAACTACTAGTCCCGCAGAAGCGGCGCCAATGTCAGCTACATAGCCATCTTGATCGGCATCGTTACCAAACTCAACGACTGCACCGACACCGACTAAGGCTGTCTCAACAACAACGTCTACCTCTTTGGCGACGAAATCATCAGGTAGACTACCTAGGGCATAAGTTCCCACAGCACCACCGTCTTTATCAAAATCATATTCAAAACGGAGCACTCGTGGCTCTGTTCTCCAAAGTTTTGCACCCATTATTTTCTCCTTGCCTTTTTAGTGACTTTTTTTGTTTTAGTTTCCATTGCAGTTTCTTTTACGACTTTAACTGGGTCTTTTACAGTGTCGTCGATATAGAAGTGGACATACCACTGTGAACCAACCTTATGGACATTAATGATCTCAACCTTGTATGGAAGAGATGCTATCATGTCCTCTAGGTCATTTAAACGCTCACCGTTTACATGTCTTAATCTAGATCCACCTTTGATTCCCAGTACGGCCATAAATTATCCTGAAATCTTAACGATACGCTTGTTGTCAAAAAGGCTAAGGCCATAAACAATGTCGGCGCTCATTTTGAAGCCGAATTTGTTTTGAGCATGCATATCAGAGATCTTCAATCTCATGCCTTGCTGCATAACCATTTGTAGTGCTGATGGGTGGACAGCGTATCCAACGTCAGCAGTTAGTAGATCGTGCTCAGAGATCTTGAATCCATATAGTGGAGATGCAAACTCAGCAGAGCTTACAGGGCTTCCAGCAGGGATAAAGTCAGAGCTGATGAAGTTAGTTTTTTGAAGTAGATCTCCAAAATATTGGGGGTCACCAAAGAACCAACGGTTGCTTTTAGGAACCAAAGCTTTAGAAAGCAATGTTCTGATTCCTGCCAAGTCAGAAGCATCAAGGTCGCCAGCAGATGCTGGAGCGATGTCATGGTCAGGAGCGGAAGTTGAAGGGAGTAAGCTATCGATGATATCTTGCTCTATTTTCTTCTGAACAGCATAAACCAATGCTTCTTGAGCATCTCTTTCAAAAGCTTGTGATTGAAGCTGGGCCAAAGAAGTGAACTCAAAAGAAGCAACCGCTCTTTTGTTCACTACAACTGTGTATTGATTAACAGTCATTGACTCAGGATTAAAAGTGTCTTTGTCGTTTGAAAGGATCTCTCCGCTTGGAGCAACGATTTGGTTAACACGTACAGTGTCACCCATATCGCGGATTTCTCCCTCGTATTCACGAGAAAAAACACTACCCATTTGAAGTTGATTTCTCAACTCGTCATACATGTTAGATGCCCAGATCTCTGGGATCAGATTGTCGAGTTCTAGTTTGCCTGAAACGGACATAGTTAACTCCTATTAAAAAATTAAGTTACATAATTTTGTAATTTCGTTACCTATGACCGCTGGTTCATGAGGTCGCCATCCGCTGGATGACTATTTTCGTGTTATTCCGAGGTTGGTATAAAGCTCATTTTGTCGCTTCTTACGTTCCTCGTAGGGTAGTTTCTTCCAACCCTCTAAAGTCAGTTCACTCGGAGCCCCCGCTGGAGCGCTCTGGTTTACACCGACACCTGTGTTTCCAAAGAAGGGTGGTAATTCCTCTTGGACTGCTTTGGCCGCTTCCATGGTCCCGGCAACCACACCGGTATCATGGTCGTATTGAAGATTGTCTAGATTGACAAACTTTATGGCCTTATCTAAATATTTTGCATCACATCCCAATTTAGTCAACTCTTTCTTAACGGCCGATAATTTAGATGAGTCTACAATAAGCTTTTCTCGCTCATTATACTTAGACCTCAACTCGGTTAATTCCTTATCTTTCTCTTCCGCCAAGAGCTTGTAATTCTCCTGCCTTTTAAGCTCTTCCTCTCTTAAGGACTTATTCTCATCCTCAAGCTTCCTTAGTCTCTCCACGGCATTCTTTTTCTCGTGGAGTACCTTATTTAGGAACGCTTCATTTCTAATAGGTTCGTCATTTTGTGTCTCTTGTTGACCTGCCGTTTCTACTTTACTCTCAGTTGCCGCTGGCCCCTGAGCATCACCCGCTGGGTGAACATTTTCGACCTCCATAATCTCCCCTATTTTAAAACAAGCTGAATTGCCCGTCTTATTTCACGAACGATAATACGTTGCTCGTCCCTTGTAAGGCCTAAAAACGGCCTTTGTTCCCTATAGAATTGGTATACTTGAGCATTAGTAAGGTTTTGCGGAATTGATTTTCTTGGGTTTCTCGATTTTGATCTATTGCTTGGAGAAGCACTTTTCCTTTTAGGAATAAGTTGTATATCACTTCTGCTGTTATCCTTAATGAAAACCTCAAACCCAAATCTTTTTGCTTCAACAGTCAACGCATCAAGCATTTGGCCAGATAGTGTCGCATTGGATCTACCTGGAGCGCCAAAGCTTCCTAGCTTGACTCCTCTTCTAAAGGTGATATAAGACGGGCCAAGCGCTGCTAACTTTTTTGGTGAAGGGTTGGGGATCGTGTCAGAACTGACTCCTCCCCCAGCTTTCGCTCTCTTATAGACAATATCTCTCGCTTTTTCACCCAACCTTAAATAAAAGCCTCTGCTTTTTACAAGCCTTTCAAGTTTTGTGATTACCGATATTAATGGATCAAGTGCCATATTAGACTCCTGGGATGGTTAATGTTTGATCACCAACCCGACCTCTCACAGCGCCATCTCTCAAAAACTCTTCAGCAAAACCGATTATATTGGTTGATGCAGCATCTTTGATTATTCTTTTTAAAATAGCTTCTTCTTCTTCTGGAGGTAGTCCAAAGAAATCACGGACAGGCAACCGACCAGTGGCCCCTGTTGTGTGACCATGGGCCTTATCGTTCTGGAGCTTTGAAAGAAACTCGATAACGACCTCTCTTTTGACTACTTTCGGTCGGGGGATCATGTTCGAAAGCATGGCACCTGTTAGAGTGAGGTTAACCTTGCCTGATTTGCCATAGATTTGAAAAACAAGGGAATCCTTATAGCTCTGGGAATAGCCGGGGAAAGAATCCCCTTTTTTGTCTATAGAACTCTCTGTCCGTTCAACAATTCTGTCAATGACGGCCTGTCCATAGTTCAGTTTTACAGATGGCTCTGATAAAAAGCCCCTTAATTGGTTTTTTCTATCTAGCTCAGTACCAGCGTATGCCCTATTGAATATCTCTACTAGGTTGAGCTTGTACCTCAACTTGCTCGCCATTTGCCTCCTCACTTTGCATGTCCTCGATCAACGACTGGTTGGTCCAGAGCATGCCTTCCTGTAAACGAGTCACTGCTAAGTTTCTCGTTCTCGATAATTTGCACTCTTTATTAATTAAATTAACTAATGCATTGTAACATTTTACAATATCTGTGTGCTTTTTGTCATATTTAGTATTACGCAATTTTCTCTCCATTTGGTGACTGATGTGTGTGAGTCGGACCATATGGATTTGAGCTTGTCTTACCTGAACCGTCAAGCATTTCATGGTAGTGGTTATTTGGCATATCCGGGTCTTGGATATCCGGACCAGTACCTTTGTGATCGTGAGTGACGATGCTGTCTCTCTCTACATCTTGAATCATTAGCTCTTTTTTTCGAGAACTATCCATCTCAATATCCAACATGAGTTTATCAAGTGAATCCTCACCCATATCAGGGTTAAGTTTTTGCAACTCTCTTCTTTTGGTGGTGAGACCAGCGTCCATCTTCATTTTGGATAGTTCAATTTGCTCTCTTTCGGAAATAATCACTTTAGGTTCTTGATACATTACGTCAACTTCAAGATTCTTGGAGAACTCTCGGTTGCATTCAGGCGACAGTTTTCTCTGTTTACGCCAAGCTGGCATAAGGTGGTCGCGAAGTTTTGTCCAAAGTTGTTCTTCTGCTTTTAAGAAAAACGCTTGTTGGTCCTTTTTATCCTCTTGGGATTCAGCAGAGTCGAGCGCCTTTGCGACTCCAGAAGCAGGATTGCTAGAGTCTAGGGCACCCGACATACTGGTCACGCTTAGATTTTTGGTGGTAAGGAGCATAGACACCAAGGCCTTAATGAAACCAAGTGTGTCGTTTATCTGCACGGTGGGCTTAACGGTGTTTATAATTGGAGTTTCGCCGTTAGGACCAAAGTCTAAGTCGATGATTGAATTGGGGCTGAACGGAATGTCACCCCCCGCCCCTACGGTGTATACTACCGCCCATGATAGATATTTTGTAGCAAAGGCGAGGTCGGAGAGTAAGAGAGGGATGACGATTCCCATCCTCAAGAGATCATCGTCAGGTATCGGGTTAACCGAAAAGGTGGAACTGTTTGTGTAGATGAACGGAGCTACACCGAGGGGGTTTATGCCTTCAGGGTTGTTCATAGCAACCATTTCTGGTCGTTGAATTTGTCCTTTTCCATTGGTTATTAGATGCTGATTGTCGGTCCACCAGACATACCTCTGGAGAGATGGGTCTCTCTCGAAGTTGAGAAACTTCATGAAGGTGTCTGGGATGTCTGGGCAGGTCACTGAGTGACTAAAGACCTCATAGGTGTGACGAGGGAGATTTCTGATTTTAGGGCACCCCATATCGTCGACAACTAACTCGGATAGATTGGCCTTAAATAATTTGAAGTAGCGATTGGCCTCCTTCATCCGACCATTTAAATCCATGCGGTCCTCTAAGATCTCCAGGAGTTCTTGGTCGAGTTCGTTCTCATCTGCTACCTCGCGAATAGGTGTCTCGTTATACACGTTAGCGAGTTTGTTAATGATCTTTGATGGGATGTTAATTGGGATGAGCCTAGCAATTAACTCCTCCACTGTCTCGGGCTTCTTAAACTCTTTTCGTATTGCCCTTTCAATAATGTCCCTAACCGCCCCATTGTACATCATGAAGCGATCAAGGTTATCTCTTCTAAGTTGAACCTGGTCAGGTTCGTGGACCCATTCAAGCAAATCGCTCATGCGGTCCTCAGTTAAAATCGGAGCGGCCATATTTAAATCCTATGCGTAATGTCGAACTCTTGCTTTATGCGTTTTTATTATAGGAAATTCTTGGTAAATATTGTACCCGAAGGCGTCAAACAAGTGACCGACCAATGGGTCTTTTATATTAGGTTCGCAGGTACCCTCTTTATAGGCAATTGTTTCGAGTTCTTTAACGGTTTTTGGGCAGTTTTTGGCATTGATCATCACTAAATCCTTCTCAAAAGCTCGGTTGCAGGCCTGCCAGCGATCTATTCTAGCTGGATTAGAGGTACCCACGTCAATACCAAAGCCATGGGATTTAATGATTTCAAAATCGGAACGAGAGGCATTCGAGGTTTTTCTTTTACCTGTGGCATCTGGTCTAAAGAAGATACCGTGATTGTTCCATCGTGGGAACTTCTCTTTTAGGACATTACAGACCTCATCGGTTGAGGATGTATGTAAGCTTAACTCTCCAAACTGAACCGCCTTACCTCCTACCTTCTGGAAGAGGGCACTGCTCATTGGAGTTCGGTTAAAATCCTGTCCAACGTAGATGGGTAAACTATGATCGTACTCATAATCAGTATGATGTCGTTGTCGATCAAAAGCATAGCAGACTCGTCCTCCAAAAGTTTCGAAAGACGCCAAATATTCCTGCCTATAGGTACGTTCATCTAAATCCCTCCTTGCTTCCTCTAACTCCCTTAATCCTTCTGGAGTTTGAAAAAATGGAGAGTCGACCGTTCTAAATTGGAAGGCCTCCCAGTTATCTCGGGTCTTAGCTTCATTCCACATCTCGTAGAAATGATTGTGTCCCTTGGGAGATCCTAAGAAGTCACACCATCCCCTCTTGTCTGATAGGGCAGGTCTGACCGCATCTGTCCACGCTTTCGGATTGATATCAGCAAACTCATCGAAGATGCATCCATTAAGGCCTTTACCTCTTAATCGATCCCATTTCTCTGCGGATCTTAGTCGGATCTTAGTGCCTGTCTTCCGCCGAGTGATAGAGAGATCTACTTCGTTCTTAGTGTGAAGCCACTTAAGTTGATCGAAGCGCTCTTTGAGTTCTTCCCACATTAGATCCTTTGCTTGATCCCTTGTAGGGGCGACATACCAGTATAGATGATTCCTAAAGCGTGTGTGAAAGCAGAATTTTTCTTTAGCGTAGAAGGTTTTCCCGAAGCGTCGTCCACAAGCATCTACGGTAAACCTGGCCTTGGAAAACCATATTTTCTGTTGCCCCTTATGGTTGTATATCAGACTTTTCATCTGAAACCTCTGGGGGCTCTGGCATTTCTAGCTCTTCTTCTTCGAGGTTATTATCTTGGGCCCGTTCTCCCCACTTTCCTGGTCTTCTAGCGCCTAACCATTTAAGGATGGCCGTCATGTCTGGGGGAAGTTCTTTTTCAGTAGTGAGAGTTTCTATGTCGCCTTTAGGTGTCAATACTTGTCTTCTTTCCTTGACTACCAGCCCCATTGCTCTTTTAAAGAAGGTTGCTTCGACCTGATCGTCGATCTGGTCCTTACCCTCTTTAATCCTCGCCCGTAATTCTGGATATGTTTCTAGCCATCGATAGATAGTGGTTGTCCCCACTTCGAAGATATCTGCCAACTCCTGGATAGTCTTACCCTCTTTATAAAGGGCAGCAGCGGCCTTAGGTGCCAAATCATTATTGAATTTAGAAGGTCGACCCACTGGTCTTTTTTCTTTACTCATAATCTTATTGTATCACGGCCCCTAAAATCCATATTAGGAGATGTTTGGTCCATTAACTGGCGATGATTGTCCTTTAAGGTTTGGTTTTCTTTTTTGAGTTCTTCGATTTCTTTTTTGAGATCAGCAATCTCCTGGAGAAATTTGATCTTCTCCACGTAGAGGGTGCCGACAGAATTTAAGATATCTTTTAAGTCAGACATACATCTAAGATATGATCATTAAGAAGATTCGTCCATACTAACAATGGTTAAAACGTCTTCCATGAATCTAGTGGCGAGATCTTCCCCTACTAATCTTTCGGCCCCCTCATAAGCAATGGCCATTAGTGCCACTATCATGTCCTGTGGCATGATATCATCGCTGAGGCCATCCCCTTTATCACCTGCTATCATCGCTAATATTTCACTGGACGCCTTTTGCGACCTTTCCGCATTAAACTCTATTTCTCGGCTCATTATTCATCCTATATGTTTATTTGTATGTCTTCCCATTCCCAACCATCAACAGGATCTAATTTATAAATTTCATCTATGTCATCTTCTGGCCCCGCTGCCTCTGTCTCATCAGCTTGTAATTGCCTTACATAAGCATTTTTGCCGTCATAAACCAATACTGCTGGTTCATCTCTTGGGTCAAGCACATAGTATTCTACGCCATGAGAGACCCCATACTTGTAGACATACACACGAAAAGTGTCTTTTTTCATACAGCGGGGTAATTTCTTAACTACTCTCATTTCTCATCCCTTTCGCTCATTGTGATGAATTTTGGTGCTTTTCTTAGGCCAAATCTCTTTTTGTCGTTTAGCATACATTGCTCTGTACTGTAATTCCCATTCTCACATGTTTCATTGAAATTACGCTGAGTTTGAGATTTTATTTGCTGCTTTGTGAACTTTTCAGGACCATAGCAATCAAAAGTGTTTTCCCAATCTTCCTCCATTATACTAAGGCAGTGACCATCTGCTATAACCACCGCCCCTACGGCATGTGCTTTATGTTTTTCAAACACTAGTGCTTTAACCTCTATTTTATCCCAGCCTAAACAGTTAAAAAAATCATCTTGCTTATAAAGAGTGTATTCAATTGGAAGTCTTTCGTACTCTGTAGCTTTTTTAGTCATTATAATATCCTTGCGTTGTCAGTTAATATACATTATATATTATATATTAATTCCCGAGGCAAGCTAATAAAGGCGAATAAATGACGAAATGTATGGAATGTAAAAAATACCCACCTACTAAGCATAGGTTTCATAGAAAGGCCTTAATAGGGTTGTGTGCTAGGTGTGCCAAGAAATACGATATGGCGAAAGTTTTAACAACCTTTAAAATACAAAGATCTTATAAACATGCACTTATTTCTACTTTTGGCAGTTTGCAGGATGGTTTGACACATGTCATAGAGAAATGGGTTAATGGACAGTCTTCCTAGCCATTGGATGCGTAGGGTCAATAGTTTTTAATACCTTTCTATTAGTCTCATATAGGTCTAAGTATTGTTTTTTTGCGTTGTGTGGAATATCCGCATCTGACAACTTGTGTAAAATCTCATTCATTCTCTCAACAATAACATCTACAGGCATTTTGCTCATCTCAAGTAGCCTTTTAGCTCGGACACTACGTCCTCTATTTTGTCGGCGACGAATGCGAGACCTCCGTTTTGGTTTACTGCATCTATAAACGATTGTTGTTCCTTAGATACATTCCACTTCTTGCCCTTTGCCTTGCACTCTATCGCCAAAAACCGCCCATCTGGTAACACACCAAGTATGTCGCTAATGCCTTTAATTATATACGGGGAATTGGGTCGACGATAGATCTTTTTGACGGGGTCAAACACTCCAACATTGTTTTCCTTCCAGCAATAAATGCCTTTAATGGTCAAATACTGGAGTATAGATCTCTCGACTTGTTTTTCACTCATTAAGACGGATCCTTAAGATTTTCTTTAGTCTGATCAGATAAATCCGCAGTAGGTAATTCATCCTCCCCATTATTTCTAACTGCCACCATATCCCCCCACTTAACGTGTGGCCCCCATGATATCGGATCATTTAATAAATAGGCGCGGAAGACCTCGCCTTTAAGGTTAGGATCGATTTTGATCTTATGTTCTTGATGCCCAGTAGGTACGGCCCATAACGTTTCATTATCTCCTAGCAGTCTAAGCTTAAACACTCCGAATTCTTCTCTTAAAAGCTTGATCTTTATAAATAACTTATCCACCTTGTCAGTCTCCTTTGCAAAATAGATATCTCGACTTGTTTTTCATTCATGACGTGATACCCTTAAATTAATTACTCGAACAGTGGGTCGCCGTTCGTGCCTCACATACCAGGAGCATCCCGACTAGGATTGCGCTCAAAGGCCGGCTAACGCCGGTCTTTTAGCCTTCACATGCTCTTAATAATTTTGCAATTTTACCCAAAGTATCC